GCGAAGATCTCATCCCCCAACTCCTGGACGCCATAGACTGATCCGCCAGGTGAATCGATATCGAGCACAATGGTCCCAACGGAGGAGTCAGCCAATGCATCGCGGAACTGCGAAGTCATTTGTTCGATCGACGTACCGCCGCTGACATCGTTCATCAGGTTCATGCGGTGGCTGATCACACCATAGACGGGGAGGACCGCGATGCCGTCGGCAGAACGCGGTTTGCGCGCCGCCGCCCGAGCGCCCACGCGCGCCTGGATCTCTTCCTGCGAGAACCTTCCGCCCTCCGAGCGCATGAGCAGGAGCGATTCGAGAGTGCGGAGCTTGCTTTCTTCCATCGCCCAGGGCGTGGAGACAAACTCGCTGAGGATGTGCGCGTATTCAAGCATTACTGATCGTTACCTCCGTCTTCGCCTTCTTTTACCGGAACTTCTGGCGCGTTCGGGTCCGGATCGGCTTCGGGCTGTGCGCCGATGGAATTCGGCTTGGCACGGTCAAAGTTCAACTCGACGCCCTTCTTTTTCGCGTATTCGTTTTCGAGAGCGATCTGGTCAATGTTGTCGCGCCAGTCGCGCCCGGTTTCAGAGCAGATATCGGCCAGGGTGCGCATACCGGCACCACGTCCGACGATGGCCGCCGAGACATCCTTCAACGGATCGACCCAGGTCCAGCCGCGTGTCTGCCAGCGGAGGTTGTCGGGGTCCACGTAGTCATCGAGCCCAGAGGCGGGAACATCAAGGGCTCCGGAGACAATGGCCGACGGTACCCAGCCCGCATAGATCGGCTGACAGAAGTGATCGACTGCAAACGCCTGCAGGACGCGCCAGCAGTCGCGCTCATCGAGCACGCCCTGACGGATGGAGCTGAAATTGACTTCGCGAAGATCTCCCGCGAGCGAGGTGTAGCTGCAATTCAGGCCCACGGCCATGGCGCGAACCATCTGCTTCACAAATTCGGGATAGTTCGAGTTCGGGTGCTGCGGGTCGAAGGCCGTCATCTTCTCGCCGGCCTGCAGCTGAATGGTGGTCCCCGGTTCCATGGATTCGACCACGGCACCGGAATCGGGATCGCGCACGCCGGTATAACCATCGCCCGTCGGCGTTTCGACGACTGCCATCTTGCAGGCCCCGAGGCGCGCGGCTACCAGTTCAGCTTCGTCATAGCCGCCGAGCATATTCATGCGGCTCATGGCGGCGACTAGCCAGGGAACGCCGCGCGTCTGGTTGCCACGGCGGAAGATGAAACCGTGCTCGATTTCGGAGGCAGGAATGCGGGTGCGCTTGACGTGGCCTTCGCTGGGATGGCCGTCATAGACCCAATAGGCGACCGGGGCGAGCCACTCGTCGACCTCGATGCCCATGCGAATTTCGTTGGTGACTTCGCCGGTGGGGGCGAAGTGGCGCGCCTGATTGAAGCTCGCGTCCACCTGGTCCGGATCGATGAACTGCAGGGTGTAGCGGAACGGGTTATTACGGAAACCTTTGACCTTGCGGACGAAGTACTCGCCATCGACAATCAGCGTTTCCAGGGCGACCATGCAGGCGTCGCGGAAGTTCAGGCGGCGATCGCAGGTGGCGTTGCCGATGCGAGACCAGGCGCGCCAGCCGTGTTCGATCTCTTCGTTCACCGCATCGTTGAGGGTATCGGCATTAAGGCTGATCTGCGCCTCAAGGTTGATTCCGTTGGGACCGATGACGTTCTGCTTGACCAGGTTGACGAAGCGCTGCGCGTATTCGTTGTTGTTGTGGAGCTGGCGGCAACGAGCGCGCAGCCGCTTCAGCGACGTTCGGATTTCCTGGTCGCTGGAGAGAAGTGAGCCGATCCAGTCGGCATTGAGCCGGGTGAGGTTCGCTCCCTGATAGGCGGGATAGCCCGAAGCGGAAGCCTTGATGGGCGCAACGGGTGCAAGAATCGCGGGCGCCAGAGCGGGAATGCCATCCGGAAAGAGCTGGATGAATCCGCTGGCTTGCGGCGCGGGAGAATTGAACAGCGTCTGAATCGCCATTAGGAGCTGCTCCCGGGGAAGTTCTTCCACAAGCGCACCAGGATCGGGTTGGTAGGATCGCCGAAACAGGCGTGCACCTGATTGGTTTGCGGAGGCAGCGCACCGCAAGCAATCTGCTCTTTGCGGTAGCGGCCTTCAAACTCGCTTTCGATCTTGAGCAGCTCGGTGCGCGAGGAGAGGCGCAGGCTGCGGCCGTTGACTTGATACTCCTGCTCCTGCCGCGAAGCCGTGCCGAGCAGCGTGCCCTGGATGGCGTCGAGCATCTGCTTGACCCAGCTGCGCTCTTCGGCCCCGGCGACGGCGGCGGCGATATCGGCGAGCATTTCGACGTTGCCGCGATCGAGCTCGGTGCGGTTGTTGCTGGCATCGAAGACGGACATCTGGAACGCGTAGGTTCCAGCCAGCAGCGGCGAGGTCTGCGCGCCGGTGGCGATTACGTTAAAGGCCGAGCCATTCGCGGCAGCGACGGCGGTGAGGTCCAGGGCCGATGGTCCACGGAAGGAATATTTGAGCGTGTACTGCGCCGGCGAATAATCGTCGAGCTCAATGGTCCAATTCCAGGTGTCACCTGCGACGAGCTGTTTTCCCGCGAATGGTTGGTCGGTCATTGCAGGGCCGACACTACAGATTTAGAAATATTGAATGCAAAAAACGGGAAAGAAGGGATAGGCGGGGGAATGAAAAAAACCGCTGTTTAAGCGGGCTTGGTGGATGTGAAGATTTTTGAGAGCGAGTGCACGCGAAGACGCGACTTGTTGCTAGCGCGCCCAGCTCAACGGTTCTATAAGCCAGGCTGCGAAGAATGGAGGTAGATCGAAGCTACTCATCGCGAAAGAAGGGTCCACTACATTTAAAGGTGCCATTATCATCAACTACAAAACCTCTGATTTTGCTCCCGTCCGACAATGTCAAAATATATAACTCTGAACTAAGCTCAAGTGCCCGACCGCGACCACTGGCAATTACCGTTCCCTCCGCGCTACGCATCGTTGGGAGGTCACCATCGTAATCCTGCCAAACTCTCAGCCTGTACTTCACTGAACGCTACGACAATTTACCATTACCTTCGAGTGTTTTGACCAGTCTCTTACCCACAGTGCGATCTCCTTTAGCAATCCTTTCGACACTGTAACTCAAATCCAAGACGAACGCCGGATGGTGATGCGCGGAGCTGGCGGCCGCGGCGATGACTCCGGAGCTTTTACAGCAGCGATGGCCACCGATACTGCGCGCATACCCTCTGCAATGACCATAATCTTTTCTGCAACAGCTTCAGGCACAGGAGCCTCTTCGACCTCAGGAGGATCCAACAGGCTTAACTGATTCGGGTTGCCGTGCTTGCGCTGTTCGTTGAGCTTGCGGGCCTCCTCGACGAGCTGGGCGCGGAGATAGTCGAGCATCTTATCCGGCTGCTCGCTGAGCGAGAGGAGCGCCGCATAGTTGTAGACGCGGATGTCGAGTGCTTCATTACGCGCACCCGGGCGCTTCTCCCAGTAGGGCTTTGGGAAGCCGTGCTCGTTTTTCTTTTTCAAGGTCTCGGCGGTGAGCTGATCAAAGAACTCCGGATCATTGACCGAGGTGCTGAAGTGCATGTAACCAGGTCCGGGTGTTTCGAGACGCAACCACTGGTAAATCGTTTTCTTGATGGCTCCGACGCCGACATTGAACAGCCAGACGTTAGCGCGATCGATCTTCTTTTTCTTGGCCAACGGGACGTGAAAGAAGTTCGACGAGCCCTTGCTGGCGTAGATGCGGCGATACGCGCGAGGCTTAGTGAAGTTGTACACATCGTTGGTATGGAATCCCGAGTCGATAAACGTCGCAGCGATCGGCAGGCGCGGACCGCGAACGTGGACGAACTCCGTTTCGAGATAGGCGTCCAGCTTTGTCCAGACATCCGGCTGTGAGGTTTCGCCCTCGAAGAGCTTGCGTTCGATCGACCATGACTCTTTGCCTTTGCCCCAGCCGACCACCTCCAGTTCGATACGATCCGGCTGCACATCGGCGGCGGCGGTGAGCACGGTCACGCCATCGGGCAGCAACGGCCCGTAATCCTCGCAACGCCTCACCAGGCCTTCGCGGTCCGGACGCTCGTCTTTCTCTTCCCAGGTCTCCGCCAGCGAGAGATTGATAAACGTCTTGAGCAGCTCGGGGTTTTCCGCCTTGACGTTCATCGCCTTACGGAACTTCTGCATGAGCGAAGCCCAGCTCTCAAAGGGCGAGTAGAGGGAATTGATCCAGAAGCCCTGACGCTTGGTGATCTCCGGACGCTCGGCGCGCCACTGACCTCCGTCGAGGAGGCGTTGCTTGTCGAACTCGGTCAACTCGACTCCACAGCCCGCGCCTTCGACCTTGCCGCCACAGACGTAGATCGTGTTTTCTACCGTGGGCTCTTCATTCCTTGGCGTAATCACGCCACTCCAGCGCAGGAGCTGGAACTCTCCGCAGTGCGGACACGGTACCCAGAAGCGCTGCTTGTTGGTGTAGTCGTAGGCGGCCTCGATGCGCGATTCACCTTTGTTTGTGCAGGTGGACGCGAGGATTTCTAGCCGGTTCCAGAAGGTCACCGAACGCTGCAAGACGAGTGAGAGCGGATCGCCTTCGTCTCCGGCGCTGTGCGGATAGCCGTCGATTTCATCACCGATTACGATGCGGGCACGCCGGCGGCGAAGATCGGCCGGAGAGTTCGCGCCGATGACGGCGAGCCAGCCGCCGGGGAACTTCTTGAACTGTCCGCGATTGCTGGCCTTGCGCGCCGCTGCCGTGAACTTCGCGGAGAGTGCAGGAGTATCGCGCAGGAAGGCTTCAAGGGTGTCGGCCGACCAGTCTTTGGCGACTTCCTTGGTTGGCCACATCCAGAGGACGGGCCCCGGATCTTCACTGGCGAAGTAGCCGAAGATGTTCTCCTCGCAGAGCGATTTGCCGAGCTGGGCGCCGGTGAAGTAAACAAGCTGCTCGACGCCGGGGATGTTGACGGCATCCATCATGGCGCGCTGGTAGGGAGCTCGCGCAACGCGGTAGCGGCCCACTTCCGCCGAGGACTCAGTGGAGAGGATGCGCTCGCGCTCGGCCCACTCGGAGACGGTGACCTTGGCGGGCGGACGGAAAACTGCGGCGCCGAGAATAAAGACAGATGAGACGCGGTCGGAGAATGCGGGTTGAGGGCAGGCGCTCATAGGTTACTTGGCCGCTCCTGCAGACGTTTGCAAGACGCGGACCAGCCGAGGTTCACCAGTGTGGAAACGGTAATGCAAAACACATCAGCGACCGCGCAAAGAACCGAGAACGTCGTATCTTGTTGACCACCCTCAATATGGCAGACACTCGTTCGGGCTATTCCTGTTACGGTTGCAAATTGAGCCTGCGACATCCCAATTTGCTTCCGACGCGACCGGATTGCTTCCCCTAAAGCGATGTGGGCTTTTGTTAGCTGTCTCATCTTAGCCACGGGATACCGCCGGGATTTGCAGAACACGTACTAAGTTGCGGCGCTTGGGATGATGAGAGAGCTTGCCGCGCTGTTCGAGGTAACGGGACGCTCGCAGAACGTACCAGCTCTCGTCGCCGCCGGTCCCGAGGTCCCACCAATCCGCGTCACCGAGACAATTCGATTCGATGTCGCACTGTGCGGCTT